GCTTCTACTGTTTCTCTTGTCTTACCTTGAACAACACAACTTCTTCTACCTAACTGTGGTGTTTCGTATCTTGGTGCATCATTGTTTGCCATAACCATATCTGGATTGAAACCAGCTGGTAACACTTCCCAATCACTAAACCAACATTTGTGGTCAAAGACATACTTTGATTCATATATCTCTTGTTGCATAGCATAGTCTACAGAAACAAGATTGTCAACTACAAAATCACGATAGATTGCATTACATCCCCATGTTATAAAGTCACCCCCTACAATTGGTTGTCTGGGTCTTGACTCTCCGTTTCCATAGACTAAGTGTATCATTTAGACATTCTTCTCCTAATAGTACCATCTTCAGTACTACCACCTTTTGTAATTTCAATAGAGTTAGTTCCATCTGTACCATCAGACTTAACTACATAATCTGCATTATGATTATCTACCCATCTTTCTTTCTTTACGAAATCAAGCTTGTAACTATCTCTATCAGATAGATTTGCAAGAACATTAAATGCAAGACTTACTCTTGGGTCTGTAGTTTTGTTCTGACCAAAACCATGAAACAAATAACTGTTAAACATAATCAACGAACCTTTAGTACAAGGCATTGCAACTCTATTTGTAAAGTTAGGATTTGCTTTGTGATAATGTTTTCTCAATGATATAAATGGGTCTGCATTGTATGCAACCTTTTCAAACAACAATGGTGGGTGATTTGGTGTAGACTCAATATAGTAAACACCACTAATCAAAGAGTTACTATGATTATGCATACTCTGAGCAGAATTAGGCCTCGACTTGTTTATCCATGATTCATGTATCCAAAAATCTTTATATGAAAGTGTCATTACATTATCAAAGTAATCTTTAATACATTCTTCAAACCATACTTTTAAATCATCTAATCCTTTATTGTCAACAATGTTTGGATTCTCTGAACTAAACTGTGTTGAGTCTGGATTACCACCACCTTGTTTAGAATAATCGAAATAATCTATATCTGGTACGATTGGTGGATTAGGGTTTTGATATATCTTCAAAACTCCAGCTGGAAATATTGGTATTCCGTTATCCATTTCTAAGTGCCTTCCATGATACTGGAAACTTAGTTGATGCATTGAAATCAATCAAATCTGCAATCACTTGAGTTTCCATTTGTGTGTCTGGTTTACACCTTAGATTACATACTCTTGCAAAAGCCATAAGACTACCAGACCAATACCACTCTGTATATAAGTTCTGTGGTAAAACCATTCTCGCCATCTCTGGTGCAATGTCTGACTTCAATAGATTGTTATATGTTTCTTTTACATATTCCATTGTAGATTCAATATTGTATTCAATAAATTCATCAGAAGACCCTTGTTTCTTATCATCAGCTTTCAATCTCCATTCACTAGGAATATAGAACTCTGGTTCATCATCAACATAACGTCTACTGACTTCGTTCCACACCAAACCGACTTGGTGTTTCACAAGTTGTCTTGCAACAAAGATTGGTGCCTTAATTCTGAACTGCAAAGATGCATGTCCGAATGGACTCCAATGATTGTGCTTCGCAAGATAGTTGATGAGTTTTGCATCTTTATCAGAAAACTCATCACTCTCTTTTGCGAAAGAGACTCGAGCAGCGTTAACTACACTCAAGTCTGTTCCCATGCTATCAACTAGGTGTACGTTCATACTTTTTCTTCTCCGTAAACGCCCTACGAGTTGGTCTGTAACCTTTCGGCCACTCTGGCATACGAGATGCAAGTTTCTTACACCTTTCTGCCAATTCCTCGTTCTTGACAACGAGTTCTGCGTTGTCTGCTTCGAGTTCCTTAACTCGATTCTTGAGTTGCATGTCCTCAAGTACTTGAAAAGCATTTTTTGCTTCTATCTTCATTACCATAATCTCCTATATTGGTAGTTGAGCTGTTTTTTCCAAGAAGTTTAATTCTCGAGCATTTGCCTCAATTTTCTCTTTGAGACCCTTAGTAATCAAACGACCTACTGTATCTGGTTCTAAATCATTCTTCTGACAATACCAGATGACAGCATCCATGTGATTAATTCTTTTCTCTAGTGCGACTTTCTCTATCTCTAATGAGAATGTTTTAGGTGTTTGCATTTAATTCCTCTGAATTGTTTGATTTAATAGACTTATTATACAACACATTTCGACTAAAGTCAACCCATAATTTAACAGTATTATTTAAATTATATGTTGATGTTGGATCATTAGGTTTATAGTATGACTCCACTATGTGTGTGCAAACACCTATGTCTTCTTTATGATAACTCATTCGTGTTCTCCCCCAGCATCTCTTGGGTCTAGTTCGTATCTTTTACCCTTGATGTAAATTGCTCTTGCACGACTTGGTGTGTGATAACCTTTGTTCATAAGGAATCTAGGATTGTTTTTTGCAGTTTCAAATACTGCGACTGTCATTGCAATTGCAGCTATAATGAATATGTGTGCGATTGTAGTAATACCAAATATCCACATACTAGTAAAGTATGAACTAAATGTGATACACCACATCCATGCTAGTACTTGGATAATCATATGTCTGGTATTTGTGTCTGGAATGTTCTTTAATGGATTACTATTATGGTTCATAACAGAGTTCCAAGTATCATAAATGTATTTCATATTCACCTCTAAAAAATTAGGTGGTGGGATTCTGTTGCTAAGTTCCCACCGAACTCCATGAGATTACGCAGCTAGTGCGAAACCCTCGATTGCAAAATTATCGTTTGCATTTACTTAAATGAACTATTAAGCGTTCAACCTATGGTTCTACTCAATTCCTATCTCTATCTGTCGATCCTATTTCACCCCCATATATTTTGGTGGAGGTGATGGGTACTGCCCCCATGTCCAGTCTAGTCTTTAGATTGTATCAACAAACCATACTATATTTATAACATAGATTCTTTATAAAGTCAAGGTTAAATACCAAGTTTTTTTGTTGGTTGTGTCTGATTAATATATTCTTTGAATTTATCTTCTCTGAAACAAAAAAGATTTGCAGGGCCATTAAATTGTCTCATTGCAGTAGCTTCAATTGATTTTAAATTTACTTTAGCAGTCTCTTGACAATGTGTTAAAGATATATACTTCATGTTTGTAAATATAAAGTGATCTGCTGTTCCGTCATCATACAGATTCAAGGAGATCAGTACTAGTAACCATTTCATTTTTTTCTTCCCATAATGAGATGGTTTCTAGGAGCAAGGGTAGGTATTCTGTCTTATCTTTGACAAACTCTTGTACTGCACCATCTGCTGTAACAACAAGAATAACGATTTGGTCGATCTTAATTCCTGTTCTTTCTTCAAACATCTCTGCATAGGCAGATGCCTGGATATAGTAACTTTCATTCCATTCATCAGTACGTTCTTTTGATGAAGTCTTGAAGTCGATAATAGACAGAACACCATTATATTCTGCTATACAGTCTACACGACCAGCTACTCTATATTTATCAGAATAGAGTCCACACTCTTGAGAATAAATATTGTCTATGTTAATTAATGCTTTTTCTGCTAATTGTTTGAATAACATATGAGGTAAAAAGTTCTTAGTGTGTTTCTTCCAAGCTTCAGGCCAGTTGTATGGAATGTTGTTTAACCAATCTTCACACATATTATGAACTGCTGTACCACGATTGGCAGCAGTTCGTGCAATATAGTTTGCAACTTCTTCACCAACTCGTTTTCTCCATGCAGTAAGACCACTTTTACTTCTTACAGAAAGAACTGTAGTGATTGATGGATACTTATTACCCTCTGGTGTTTCATATAAACGAATACCATCTTTGTTAGTTGCATTTATTTCAGCCAGATATACTGGTTTATGTGTATGTTTCATTTAGATTTCCTACCATAATATTAAGTTATTATTATAACACAACTGTATGCTATTGTCAAGTAACAACACCTCATTTTAGATTATATAAATCATTTAGTACATGTTGTATAGGGTCAATTTCATTCAACATTTCCAGAGCAGCTGATGTTGTTTCTTCTACTCTGCGAGTCCAACCCCGACCAAAAGTTTCAAAGGTATTTAACCTTTCATAATACTTTTGTCTTCTGGATTGATATTCTGTAATCGTTTCTTTCAGACCAACACGTTCTACATAAGAATTGACTATGCGTATAGTATTAGGCCCGATTGCACCATCAGAGGTTGCACCCACAAGTGTTTGTAGATACTTCGCAGCCCGACTAGTTCCAGCATTAACACCAAAATCAAACACACACAAATCAAGACCATTTGGTAAGTTATCACCTTTGACCCTTCCCCAATAATTCTTTCGATAGATAGGAGCAACATCTTCAACCGTTAGGTCTTTCATTTCTTTTTTACCACCCCAAGCATCATATACTCTTTTAGTAACACCAAGATTAGTTTGCCCGCCGGGATCCTTTGGGTGATTTACATATCCACCTTCGTGGTGCAGAATCATGTCCAGACATTGTTGATAGTTTTTAATCATACTATTCCTAGCCCTAGTTTTGTTTTTTGGATAAGGTAGTTACGCACAAATCCTGAACGAACAATATCTCCGATATTAAATTCTGTACAATTGAACTCATTCATATTTTGCAATATTTGTAAAAAGTCCATTAGTCCATTTTTCTCATTGTTTTTAGTTAAGTCAGATTGTGCAAAATCTCCACAGAAGAAAATCTTAGAATTTTGACCTACCCTAGTAATGATGGTATCGAGTTCATGAAAGTTTAGATTCTGACATTCATCAACAATGATAATACTATTGTCGAAAGTCAAACCTCTAAGAAAAGATGTTGATAGGAAGAAAAAACTTCCTTGTGCTTTCAAACGATCATACAGCATACTAAATGCTTGTTCGTTTGGTTGTTCAAACATGAATTGCATCATGTTAGAGTATGGTACTTGATAAAGTGCAGCCTTGTCTTCCTCATCGCCCGGCAAGAATCCAATCTCTCTTGTAGGTATAAGTGATCGTACT